CTAGATACTGATATCAGTGAAGAAGATGATGCCTTTGATGAATTTATGAAGAAAGCAATAGAAGAAAGATGAAGAATTACTTTTTAGAATATTATGAGAAAGTTAAAAATGGTGAGATTTTAGTAGGTAAGGAGTTAATGAAAACTCTTGATAATTTATATAAAGACCTTGCTAATCCTAGATATTTCTTTGATTTAAAGCCAGGTTCTATTCGTATAGATTTTATCGAGACTTTTTGTAAACACACCAAATCTCCCTTCACTGGACTTCCTTTTAAACTCACTTTATGGGAGAAAGCTTTTCTTCAAGTTTCATATGGTTTTAAGATGAGCGAAACTAAACTTAGAAGATTTAATGAGGTCATTCTTCTTATTGCTAGAAAGAATGGTAAGACAACCTTTATTGCTGGAATTGATCTAGCTGAGTTCTTTCTTTCAAAAGGTGTTGATATTGTCTGTGCTTCAAATACTAGTGAACAAGCTAATATCTTATTTGATGAAATTAATAACATGAGAGAAGCTAGTCCCACCTTAGAGAAAAGAACTAGTAAAAATATCTTCTGTATTAAATTTGGAAAGAAAAATGATAAGAGAAGTTCTTTAAATAAATCTAAGATTAAAAAGATGTCTGCTCAATCTAAAAATAAGGATGGTTATAACATTGAAGTTGGCTGTATTGATGAAGTTCATGAAATGACTGATAGTAAAGTTTATGACGCAATTAAACAATCTCAATCAACAAAGAAAGAACCACTTATTTTTATCATCACAACTGAAGGTGTAACAGTAGGAGGTTTTTTAGATTCTAAACTTGAGTACGCAAGAAAGATTATAAAAGGTGAGATAGGAGATGAACGTGTACTTCCTTGGCTTTATACACAGGACAGTCAAGAAGAGATATTTAATGATCCTAAAACCTGGATAAAGTCTAATCCTAGTCTAGGCGAGATTAAGCAAGTTAGTTATTTAGAAGATTTAATGAACAAATCAAAAAATGACCTAGCTACAAGAGTGACAATGTTATGCAAAGACTTTAATATCAAGCAAACTGAAGATGGTTCCTGGCTTAACTTTAAAGATATCGAGAATAAAGATACATTTAAAATTGAAGATTTAAGAGGAAGTTATGCAATAGGTGGAGTTGACCTTTCTTCAACAACTGATTTAACAGCAGCAGTTCTATATATTGAGAAACAAGGTAAAAAGTATCTTATTTCACATTTCTTTATGCCTAGTGATGTTTTAAAAGATCGTATTCAAGAAGATAGTGTTCCTTATGATATCTGGGTGAAGAAAGGATATATAACCCTTACAGAAGGTTCACAAAATGACTTCAGTCTAGTCACTCAGTGGTTTAGGCTGGTGATTGATAAATATGATATTCGTCCTCTTTGGGTTGGTTATGATCCTTGGAACTCACAATACTGGGTTAAGGAAATGGAAGATATGGGCTTCGAGATGGAAAAGATAAGACAAGGAGTTTATACATTATCAGAACCGATGAAACAGCTAGAAGCAGACCTTAAAAATCATGAACTTAACTACAACAACAATCCAATCATGAAGTGGTGTCTAGCTAATACTCAAGCCAAGGTCGATATCAATGGCAACATCCAACCATCAAAGCTAGATAGTAGACTTAAAAGAATTGATGGAACAGTAGCTACGATTATCGCTTATGCCACTTTGAGTAGATATAAGTTGGACTATGAGAGTATGACAACCTAGGAAATATCGAGGTTTTGTGGTAAAATTAAAAAAATAAAAATGGAATGAGGCGATATAACGATGGAGGAGGTTCTTTCACGAAATAAAAACAAAAAAGGAATAATTCTAGCTATTGTTGCAGCTGTTTGTTATTCCGTTTCTTCACCGCTATCTAAATTAATTCTTAGTTATCTATCTCCAACTTTAATGGCAGGTTTTCTTTATTTAGGTGCTGGCTTATGTATGCTCTTAATCTATTTATTTAGGATAATCTTTAAGAAAAATATTGAGAAGGAGCAAAAGATATCTAAGAAAGATATTCCATACGTCATATTGATGGTTTTGCTAGATATAGCCGCTCCCATACTCATGATGTTTGGTTTAGAAAGAACAACAGCTGCTAACGCAAGTCTACTTAATAATTTTGAAATAGTAATGACATCGTTGATAGCTTTAATTATTTTCAAAGAAAAGATATCCAAAAGATTGTGGTTAGGAATTGTAGCCATTACATTGTCATGCCTAATTTTGTCCTATGAAAGTATAGAGGCATTAGAGTTTTCAATGGGTTCTTTGCTTATCTTATTAGCGGCTATTTGCTGGGGATTTGAGAATAACTGCACTAAAAAAATATCTGCATCAGATCCTCTTGAAACAGTTTTGATAAAGGGGTTATGTTCTGGGACAGGTTCTATAATAATCGGACTATGTATTGGTGAAAGAATAGAGCTAGTGAATATTGGTTATGTGTTTGCTGCACTAGGAATTGGGGTTGTTGCTTATGGATTATCAATATTCTTCTATATTTATGCTCAAAGATTCATAGGAGCTGCTAAAACAAGTGCTTATTATGCAATCAATCCATTTGTAGCTGTTATCTTGTCTTTGCTTTTGTTTATGGAATTACCTAATTGGCAATACTGGGTAGCTCTCATCATTATGATTTTAGGAGCTTGGCTTGCTTCTAGTGATAAGCCATTAATTAAGAAAGACCAAAGAAAGATCGAATAAAAATAATTATGACTTAGTTATAGAGAGCTCAATAAGGGCTCTTTTCTTTTACTCAAATTTTAGAAAAAAGGAGGAGTTTTAATGTGATTTTTAAAAGAAAAAAGAAGAAATTAGAAAATTTTAATGCTTTAGGTTTGATTAATGATATCGCTCTTCCTTTGACACCGTTTGGAGAGAAGATAACTAATTCAGATGTAGTTCTAATATGTATTGATAGGATAGCAAGTCAATGCGCTAAGCTCAAAGGTAGATGCATTAAAAGAAGTGAAGATGGAATTATTACGGAGAGGAACAAACACCTTTCTTTTTTATTGAAGTCCAAACCGAATGAATATATGACGCCTTATCAGTTTATCTATAAGGTGGTTTCATTACTTTTGCTAAACGACAATGCCTTTGTCTATCCACTTTATGACAAAGATACATTAGAACTTAAAGCTTTATATCCACTTAATCCAATCATAGTAGAGCCAATAGTAGATAAGTCTGAAACCTATTATTTGAAGTTCTACTTTGAAAGCGGTGAGTCATTTATTCTTCCTAAAGAAAACGTGATTCATTTAAGAAGGTTCTATACAGGTAACGACATCTTTGGAGGAAGTGGAAGTAAATCAAGTCATGAAGCCTTACTCAAGACACTAGGAATAAATGATGCTTTACTTCAAGGAGTAGAAAAGGCAGTCTTTAGTTCATTTCAAATTAAAGGCATTCTAAAACTTAATGGTCTTTTAAAGGAAGAAGATAGGAACAAAGCTGTTGAGTCATTTAATAGAGCACTTGAAGGTTCATCTAAAAACAAAACTTCAATCGTACCTATGGATTTAAAAAGCGAGTATGTTCCTATTTCTTTAGATCCGAAACTTGTTGATAAAGATACACTTAATTTCATTCAATCTAAGATTCTTGACTACTTTGGAGTAAGCCTCCCAGTTTTTTCTAACTCTTATAACGAGAATGAATTTAATGCGTTTTATGAAACGACAATTGAGCCTCTAGCTATTCAACTTAGTGAGGCTTTTTCTTTAGGACTTTTAACTGATAACGAACTTAAAAATGGAACGGAAATAATCTTTTATAGTGAAAGACTTCAATATGCAAGTTGGACTACGAAAGTATCGGCAATAGAGAAGCTCATGTCACTTGGACTTATGTCAATAAATGAATGTAGAGGACTACTAGGACTTGAACCGATAGAAGGAGGAAACAAGAGACTTCAATCTCTTAATTTTGTCGATAGCGATAAAGCTAATAAATATCAAATTGGAGAAGAAGAAAAGGAGGAAAACTTAGATGATAAAGGAAACAAGAACAGCAACTTTAAACCTAACAAGTAATGATGAAAACAAAATGATACTTGAAGGTTATGCCATTGTATTTAATGAAGAAACTTTAATAGGTGATGCTAAGCGAGGTTTTAAAGAAATGATTATGCCAAGCGCTTTAACTAACACCTCAATGAAAGATGTCCCTCTTAAATATAATCACATGGATAACTTTCTAGTGATTGCTAGAACTAAAAACGGCTCACTTAAGCTAGAAGTTGATGATAAAGGCTTAAAAATAAGAGCCGAGTTACTTGATACTCAAACAAATAAAGACATCTACAAAATGGTTCAAAATGGACTCTTAGATAAGATGTCTTTTGCTTTTACTGTTAATGCCCAGGAATGGGATAGAAGTGGAGATGTTCCGCTAAGAAAGATTACATCGATTGAGCGTTTATATGACGTTTCTATTGTTGATCTTCCAGCTTATGAGGGAACTTCGATTTATTCTCGCTCGCTCGATTTCGTGGAGTCGGAATTAAGGGCTATGGATTTAGCTAAAGAGAATGAAAAGAAGGAACTTATAAGGCGAAGAATAAATTTAAAACTAAAAATTGGAGGTAAATAAAAATATGAACTTAGTTTTAAGAAAAAAAGAAATTGAAGATAGACTTACTGAAATTAGAGGTATGGTCGAAAAAGAAGAAGATATGAAAAAACTTGAAGAGATGGAAAAAGAAACTGACAAACTTCAAGAGGAAAGAAGCATGATTGAAAAGAAAATGTCTTTAACTAAAATGACAGAAATTCCCATGATTTCTACTAAAAACAATGCAGAACAAAGAGATTTGCTTGAAAAGCGTGGTAAAGACTTAATGGAAAATAGAACTATTAAAGTTTCTAGTGACGAAGTTTTACTACCTGAACACGTCGATTCAACTTTAGCTCCTTATCCATTTAAACCAGTAAGTGAGCTTGTTGATAGGGTTCATACCATTAATCTTCAAGGTGGTGAAACTTATACTAAATCTTATGTTAAATCATATGGTGAAGCAGGAACTACTGAAGAGGGTGCAAGTTATACTGAAACTGAACCTCACTATGGATATGTCACTATTCCAAAGGTTAAAGTTACTGCCTACACTGAGATTACAGAAGAATTAGAAAAGCTTCCTGCGATTAATTATCAAGCAGAGGTCATTAAAAACATCAACATCTCTTTAAGAAAGAAAATCTCTCAACAAATCATTAAGGGCGATGGAACTACTAATAACTTTACTGGTATCTTCTCTGATAAAGCGGATGCATTAAAAGATCAAGCTGATTTAGAGATTAGTGCGATTGATGAAAACACCCTTGATGATATCGTCTTTGCTTATGGTGGAGATGAAGCAATCGAAAATGGTGCTTGCCTTATCATCAATAAAAATGATTTAAGATCCTTTGCTAAACTTAGAACCAAAGAAGGAAGAAAAGTCCACAATATCGATTACGTTAATCAAACTATTGATGGCATCCCTTATGTATTAAATGGCAATTGTAGTGCTTTAAGTGATCCATCAACTGGTGTAGGAACTTACTGCATTGCTTATGGTTCTTTATTTAACTATGAAGTCCCTATCTTCTCTAACGTTGAGATTGGAAAGAGCACGGACTATAAATTCAAAGACGGCATTATCTGTTATAAGGCTAGTGTCTTTACTGGTGGTAATGTTGTCGGTTATAAAGGCTTTGTAAGAGTTAAAAAAGGTGAGGCAACTCCAGTCAGTGAGCCTACTGAATAATGGTTCTTGACCTAGTTAAAAACTCACTAGGGATACCGTTAGATAGCCATGAACTTGACGCAGAGTTAAATGCGTTTATTGAAGCAGCTAAAGAATTACTAAGGGGCAGTGGAGTTAATGAGAAGTATCTTATTGATGAAGCTGACCCCTTGGTGACTTCTTTTATTCTTATCTATGTTTCTACATCCTTTGGTTTTAAGTCAGATGGGAATTTAAAAGAGCTACCTAAGCATTTTGATTTTTTGCTAAAACAACTAGCTTTAACTAAACATGATTAATGCTTTTTCACTTAAAGTAGCTCTATTAAAAGTAAGTGATGCTACCGATGAATATGGGAAACAAAGATTTGAAATTACTTCAAGTAAAGAGATGATGGCTATTCCAACTAATATCACTAGAAGTGAGTTTTATGAAGCAAGTAGAAGTGGCTATAAGGTTTCTAGAATTATCAGGATTAATAACTTCTTATATCAAGGCGAGAGATACATTTTAATTGATGGCAAGGTCTATAAAGTGATTAAGACTTATGAGCTTTCGCATTTACTTGAGTTCACTCTTGAAAGCACGAATTTAAAGGTGGAAGGTAAGTGGCTAGTTTAGATGATTTCACTTTAAAGATAAGTGAGCTGATTGAAAAGTCTCTTGATTTTGATAAAGAACTAGATGAAATCTTAGATAAAACGGCAAGTGACATCATAAGCGATATTAAAGAAACTGCTCCGATAGGAAATTCAAATGAGCATTTAAAAGATAGCTTTACTGCTCTTAAAGAAGGAACGAAGGTAAACAAAAGCGTTACTATTTACTCAAAAAGTAAAGGAAGGCTTGTCCATCTTATCGAGTTTGGTTTTGTTCATCGAAGCGGCAGATTTGTTTCAGCTAGGCCGTTTTTAAGACCGAGTTATGAAAAGGAAGCACCTAAGATGGAAGAAAAGATAAAGGAGGCGATTAAAAATGCAGCTAACAAAACTTAAAAGCATTTTAGATGAAGTA